ATCTAAAGCCATGTGGGGTATATTGTAATTAAAAAATCCCATCATTTCTATGCCGTATTTTCCCCAATCTTTATCTTCTGTAGGGGCTGTTTTAAAATTAGTAGGATTGTAAGGAACACGGTTTTCTATATTAACATTTTCTGCGCCATAAAATTTTTGGTCTTTAGCTAATTTTTTTTCTTCTGCTTCTTGATTTGTTTCCCATAAAACTTTAGAAACTGCAATAAAATTAGGGTCTTGTGTTAAAACTTTGTCTGTTAATTTTTCTTGTTCTTGCTCTTGTTCTACAGACGGAATAGTATAATTAGGATCAATAGCTAACTGTGGGTCTAATCCTCTTGCTTCTAACATAGGGCCGATTGTTTCTCGCTTATAATGATTTTTTCTTGAACTAAAAAAATCTGCATAAGCATCATCTGTTTCTTCACTTTTACCCTGAGTAAAAGTGTTAACAACTAATTCTTCATCCATTGTTAATACCTTCTTTTAAAATTCTGATTCTTTTTTGCCTATAGATGGAATGTCTATATTCTTTAATAAATCCATTAATTCTTGCAGCTTATTTTTATCTGGTATTTCTTCTGCAGGTTCTTCAATATTTCCATAACGATCATCTTTGCCATCTGGCCCGTTATAAAGACCTGCATCATGTAAACTGTTTAAATACCTTAATATTTCTCTTGTTTTGTTTACTTCTTCCATTACTTTATCTGAAGAATAATTTTTAGCATTAGCTCCTAATTCATCTAATGCTGCATTAACATCTGTAAACGTCCAAAATTTAGGCCTTTTTGTAATACTTTGTTGTGGTATAATTACAGGAGGTACTGTTGTTCTTCCAAACGTAAATGTGTCTATAACTTTTTTATACGCTTCTTCTCCTGATATAGCATTTGGATTACCAGGATTAGCTAATCGTTCATACATTATAGTTGCTTGATTTATTATTTCTTGATTTTCTTCGTTTTGCGCTTCTGTGCCATCATTAATATTAAAAGTTTGTTTTAATGTAGTTTCTAATATATCTCCTTGAAACTCATACATTTTGTATTCTGGTGTATTTTCTTGTTTGCGATCAATCATGCTTACTAAATTTTTATAATCAGATTGTCTTAACCAACCATTTACACCTAAACCACTATTAATATAATCATACACCGCATCTAAATCATCTTCATTTTGTGCATCTTTTATCATAGTTATAGTATCTGCATATTTTGCAGTATTTGTAGATAAAGCATCGCTGTTTGAAATTCTTGCTATTAAAGAATTATAAGTTGATTCTTTAAGATCATTATTTTCATACGATATTAACAATTCGCTTTGTGAAACAGGTGGATTGTTTTCAGGATCAGATTGATGTTTATCAATTAGTGTTGTATATTTTGTAGCATTTTTGCGCCAATTTATTTTTTCATTTCTATCTGCTTCTTGACGGGCATTTCTGTCATCTCTTTCATCTTCTCGTAATTTTATTTCAATAGCTTTTTGCAATTTAGTTGTTTGATAATTAACATCAGCTTCTGATAAATTAGGATACAGTTCTGCTCTTTTAGTTGGGTCTTGTATATTATTTAATACTTGTTTTAAATCTTCTTCTGAACCTGCGGCTGCTATATGTCCTTTTAAAGTTGTTAAAGCTACAGTTTCTCCTGCTTTTATATATTTTTTAGCTACTTCTTCTTGTGAAATTAAACCCATTTCTGCAGCTTTTTCCCAATGCCCTAATATTTGTGGTTGTCCTTTTGTAAGAACTCTTACATGCTTTCCACCCAAAATAGGATCTACTATTGTTTCTGTTGTTCCACTAGATCCTTCTTGTCCAAAATACTTTGTATAGGCTTCTTCATAAGCTATTGTGCCTGGTTGATATTTTGCTAAATCTTCTAACAACATATTTTCTTCTGTAATTAATTCACCAAGACGTTGATCAATTAATTGCGCTCTTGAAATTTTCATTACTTCTAAAGAATTAGTTACATCCCGTGTTTGGGCTGCTGATAAAAAACGTGTTTTAACTACTTTATCTTGAATGTTAAAACCTAAAGAATCTCGTAATATTTTTGTGCGATTTTTAAATTCATCTTGCACAGTAGCAGGGTTCCAAGGCGCAATATTATTTTCTGGATCTCCTAACAATAATTCATTTTTTATTTTTGCACTATTAACTTGATACAGTTGATCGTTACTAGACACTTCACTAGCACGTTTTAGTTTTAACTCATGTCCATACCATTGCAATCCAGCATTAAATAATTGTTGTCCGCCTTGCGCTGCTGCACGCCCTGGTGCTGAAAAAACATTAGCATCTGCTTGCACGCTTAACATTCTACCTCCTGTTTCAGGAGTAAAAGATGCTTGCTTTTTATATGTAGGTACTTTCATTGCGTTGTCCTGTAAAATTAAGCTGTTTTATAAGTAGTATAAGCAGATCCTGCGTTAGACAATAAAGTGCCAAATGCTTGCGCTCTTGCTGTTCGCATAGCAATTTTACCCTTCATTCTTTCTAAACTGCCACGCATACGTTCATTAGTAGCTATTTCTTCTTGTTCTAATGACGCAACATTAGCTTTATGTTTTTGCACAACAATATCTTCTTCAAACATCATAGCATTAGCTAAAGCTTTTTTTAAAGGTGTACCACTTGTTGCTAACCAACCATTACCACGATACGCCATTTGTGTTGCATCGTTTAATTTTCTAAATTCTTTACGACTATCTTGAATACTCCACGCTGTTGTTCTTTGTATATTTTCTGCTTTTATTTCTGCTGTTTTAGCATTACGTTCAGCAACTTGTGCATTAAATTCAGCAGCACGTTTAGCGCCTTTACCTGCTGACATAGAACCCATTGCAGATACTGCTGTTCCTGCTAATTGCATTCCTATTGCTACTTCTGGCCCCATTATTTAATCCTTCCCATAACGTAATAGTCTAACCCATCTGGGCCAAACTTTTTCATGTAACCTTCTTTATGAAATCCTACTAGCTTGGCAAACTTAATTGCTTCTGGCCAATCGGCACGAACATTGGCGTGCAATCGTATGTAATCGCCTTCGTCTTGCTTTTCTTTAAACACTTGCTTTACAAATCGTACAGCGCTCAATGTATGTTTTTGTATGCGATCCGCACCAATAAACCACGCTTCGCCAACACCTTCCCATAATGGTATTATCCCGGCACAACCAACAATGTGTCCATTGTCTAAACCTGTCCATCCATCAAAATGTGCAGCTTTTTGTATATGCTCTTTCCATTCATGCTTTGGATATAATGTGCCTAATGATAATTTTTTGTTATGTATTATATCGGTAGCATGTTCTGGTATAAACGGAACAATCTTCATTTATTTTGTATGTCTACAGAAGCGTATATACTTACAATCGTCATTGGTAATGGTTGTGATTGCTCAACTATAATACTGCCTTCTGTGTCCCAATTAGGTTGCGCTTCAATATTTTTATCGCCTGTAAATAATGGCACCGCTGTGTCCATTGCATCCGAACTGTCTCTAAATGGTATTACATCTAAATTATCGGAACGTGTACCAACTGAAGCTCCAACTGTTCTAAAAAATCTAACAGTTACATTGTAAATCTTTTTAATCTTACCTTGTATAGTTCCTGTAGCCATTGGCACTTCCATACGAGGCGTTTCTAATGTTGACGTATAACCTAACCCTACATGCGCTTTAGTAGTAGCCCTGTCTAATGTTATGGCGCCAGATGCTACAGTTTTTGTAGGATGCGCTGATCCTTCTTCTAAAACAGAAACGGTTTGGCCAACTAAATGATCTAATCCACTTATTGTTGATGCACTAGAACCAGAATAGGTTAATCCGCTATCAACAAAAAAAGCATCGGTAACATCTGAACCAAAATCTGATAACGATAAAAATTCTACAAAACGTCTGGTTACACTATTAATAGTACGTTTAACAACTATGTATAAATTGTCTTGGTTAAGTTCCCCAGGAATAGTTGCAATGTTTTCTACAAACCCATAATTGTAAGTAGTGCTTCCATCTACCCAAGTACCCCCTAATTTATGTTGATGCCACGCTACTACGTTTTCTTCTCTACGATATGTTAACCCTAATAACCTACCATCGCCTGTTACAGCCCATACTATGCTGTCTGGCTCTTGTTGATACGCTAATTCTATAATGCCATTTTCTGTTACATGATCGGCAAGTATTGTTAAATCTGTTGCTTGGTAACTATCCGTATCATACACATAATGCAATTCTCTTATTTTGCGTTTTGCTCTTTGCACAAATAATGTATATCCGCCTATTTGAGCAGGCTGTGTATCAGCGCTACCATAACTAGCTTGTTTTTTAACTTGTGCATTTTCTGGATTTAACGGTTCATCCGTTCCAGAAGCTCGCACCACAAACTCACCGCCTGTTGTTCCTACTAATAAAGAACTGGCACTAGCTAAATACACAATACGGTTTACTTGGTTAGAACCAATAGTGTAATTTAATGCACTAGCGTCTGTATCGCCTTCAGTAAAATTCTCAAAATCACCTGCTACACTAAAGTATAACGATTGCGGTTGTGTTGCTGTTCCTGCAAACACTAATCTTTGTTCATAAAAAGCGCAGGCTCTTGGATAACCTGTTGTCTCACTAAAAGCGCCTAATGACCAATCTTTTGTAGCTTGTAATTTACCAACTATTGTAATGCTATTACTCGCTGATTCAGCTATAACATCATCAACTGGAACAAGTGTTATTTCATCGCTTGTTACTTTAACAATTTCATAGTCTTTATTGTTACCACTATTACTAGCACCTGTCATTGTTATAGTCATGTTTTCCTTAAAACCTTGTTCTATAAATTGCTTAGTGCTGTCTCTTATAAAGTCATTGTGTGATTTACCTGTAGCGTCTGGATCGCCTTCTACTAAACTTATAGTACTAGCTGTGTATGATGGCAATAATTCGGCTTGGCCTATTTCGTCTGTTTGCACAGTACATACAACAACTGTTGCATTAGTACGGGCTGTTATTTTAGCATAACCTTCGTATATTTTAATAGTACGACCAACATCCGTACTTACAAATAAATCAGCCGATGCTGTAATTGTGCAACTGCTACCAGTTCGTGCATTAGCTGTTAATGTAGTTGTTGTACTGTTTTCATCTAAATACGGGCCATTAACAAAACTTGGTGTGCTTAATGTCCATGTTGTATGTGCTGTTCGTGTTAATTTTCTTGGATCATGGTCAACGTGTGTTAAATACATAACATCCGCTGATTGTGTAAATTTTAAATCTGCTACTTGCGCTGTTGTGTACGGTGTTGTTACTTCAAATATTCTTGCCGATGTACCGCCAGATGTATAAGTAGTAAATGCTGATGAATTAATATTTGTTCCATCAACATTTTGTATTTCAAAAGTATTTGTTGTTTTGCTTTTTACAACAAAAGTTCCGCCATTGACTTCTGTCATTCCTGCAACGCTATTAATAATAACGTGGTCATCATTAGAATAACCATGACCGTTTGCTGTAACAACGGCTGGGTTAGCTTTAGTAATGCCTGATATAGTAACATTTGATTCTGTTACAATACCACCATCTCGAAATACTCTAAAATATAAATTACCAAATTCTAGTATATAAGTATTAGCTGTAGTTGTATTAAACTCAAAAGGTACTAAACGCACCGCTGCTGCACTTGATTTTACTTCATGTATAAACTTTGTACCTGGACGTCTTGCTGCACCACCTGCAGGATGCACCATAAAATTTGTTAACCTTTTAGCGGCATTAGTGTACCGTGTTAAATCCGTACGACCATCTAATAAATCACTTATTTCGCCAGAAGTAAAATTTGTAAAAGCAGTAGTAGCTCGCATTAGAACCTCGAATTAATAAAGGTATTAGAGTGTATTACTCCATGATCGACACCTTCTGTTCCAGGCATTCCTTCAGTAGCGTCTACAAAGCGTGCTTCGCTTAATTTTTGGCCATACATTTCCCACATAGTCGCTGTTAATGCATTATTGTTTGTAATTGCATACGCTATATCAGCTGCTAATCGTGCAGACAAACATTCAATTAATAACATGTCATATTCATTAGGATCTGTTATTCGTCCTATATATTTTATTTTCATAGTAGCATTATTGGAAGCTATTGTTCTTCCTTCTACTTTAAAATCTGTATCTAAATCTTCTACTCGTAAAACACGCAAACAATAAGGATCTGTTGGTAAATTAAAAGCATAGGTATATTCCCAATCAGGCGCTGTAGTGTTTTGCGCTAATGATGCTCTTTTTACTAAACAATTCCAAGGATGCGCTCTAAATACAGAATCACGGACAAACTCGTAGCGTTGGTTACAGATACGGGCTGCTACACTATCTTCTGTTAACGCATTAATGTTAGATGCGCCTAAATTATTTAATGCACTATTTGCTATATCAACGTCTGAAGCCATTATTTTTTCCTAAATAAAAGGGAGAGAGCAGCATAACGCTTGCTCTCTCCAATTTGTATTAATCAATAACGTAAAGCATTTTAAGTTCTATTAAACCAGTACCATTGGCACCAGAAACACTTACAGTAACAGGAAGCCCATCACCGTTTGCGTCAACAACAGAATTTCTGCCAAGCGCTGCCGTTGCTGCTATATCAACTGTAGTAATTGATGTAGAAGCGGCTGCTGCTTTATACTCGTCAACGTCAGCTGCTACCGCAGTTCCCGCTGCATTTGTATAAGCTGCATGGCCTACAGATGCTGTTGTAGAAGAACCTAAAGCCACATGTACTAATTCACCAGACAATATTCTTGCACCGTTTGGTAAATTAAACATATGAATGTCTGATTGTTCAGCAGATGCGGTATAAGAACCGTATGCTACACGAACACGACCAGCCATCTCAATAGGCTTAATTGCTTCAGTCGGATTATTTTGATCCCATTTAGTCTTTTGATCAGAATAAACTGTACCCATTATATAATCCTCCCTTACTCGTTACAAGCTATTTGCACAACTTTTTCTTCTTCCATGCGGGTTGCCCCAATAGACATGCAATAGTAAACTTGTGTGCTGTAGCTTTTGTCCGCTCTTTCCGTAATTTGAGCGTTGACATCTTTGCCAATTCCTAATTTAACGCCATCTTCAACCCAAGCAGGGCATAATCTGGATGTACCATCGTCAGTTAGACGATTAGTAACGATAAATTTAAAACCAACAAAAGTGTCTATATCACCCTGAACAAGAGCTTTAACAGTATTAAAGTCTGCATTGGTTACTGTTGTATTATTTAACAGATCCTCAATTTGTTCTGGTGATACCGCTATGTATCTCGGAATAGACGGATCGATTGAATTAGCGTCAAGAATTTTCTTAGCGCTTACTAATTTAGCAATAGTCAAACCTGCGGAACCATGAGCAACTTTTTGCCCTGCTGGTAAAGCTGTAGCTGTTGTGCCTGCTTTGCCTGTTTGTGCATTGCCGTTCATTGCTGCGATTAGAACATCATCCATTGATCTTCCCATCGCTGCTGCTGCTGCTCTTGCATAAGTAGAAGTAGGGTCTGCAAGCATTCTGACTTTATCGACAGAATCTATAAGGTCTGCCCATTCATAATCAGAAAGTGATACCATTCTACGCGTATGTGGAGTTTCCATTAATGGGGTATCTCCATGTCGTGTAGTACGCACCACAGCGGCTGCTTTTCCGACTTGGTCGAAAAATGCTTTCTCTCCAGTAATAGTCTCTGAATCTACACCACCACGCAAAAGGGAACCCATTTGCTGTGATAACATAGTAATATTCGAAGAAAACTGCTGGACGAAAGCTGTACTTACTTGTGTAGACATATAAGCCTCCGTGTTATAGGTTAAAAAAAATCAAGTGCTACCCTGTATTACAAGACACTTTAACATTAAGTATGCTACCTCCAACTTAACGCTGTTGGCTCGGTAGGGGCTTACGCTTATCCTACTCCTCGACTTCTGGATGTAAATATTCCATTAGTCGTGAAACCTCTGCGACAGCTGCTGCATGATCTGGATGTTTATTGTTCCAGTACGGGCCTTTATCTTTAGGATCGCCACGCAACATTGCTATTTCTTTTTCTGCATCTTGTGGTGTAAGAGATGGCGTTTGTTTAGCGCCAATAATCTTATCTTCTCCTACTTTAGAATTTATATAATTACCTATGTTGGCCATAGTTTTTATAAACTCTGGAGAATTACCTAATGCAACACCATCTTTTGTCATTATTTCTGCAAAACCTTCCGGGGCAAATTGCTCTAATATGCCTTTTGCTTCGTCTAATTTCTGATCAAACGCCTTACCCCATTCTTTTTTAAGGGTAACTTCGGTTTCGCTTTTTTGTATTTCTATATCTTGTTCTGTTAATTCTTCATTTACAGGAGCCATTTCGCCTGTTTTAGCTATATACGCTTCATATATCTTTTGCGCTTGGCGGTTATTTAATCCTGCATCATGTGCTAAATCTTGGTACCAACTTTTAATATCGCCATCTACACTTTGAGCGCCTTCAGGATTTTTTAACTCATATCCTTCTGCTGCTTCTGGACGGCCTAGTTTAGTGTACACTCCATTCCAATCATCATCATTAGCCCAGTTACCAGGAATAGCTATTTTCTCGGCACCAACCATAGATTGTGCATGGATTGCTGTTTTGGCTAATGTTTCCACATCATCCATATTGTGTATTAAACTGTTATTTTTTATATCGTCTGGGAGACTTGCTTTCCAATCAGACGGTGCTTCCCCAGTTTCAACTACTGGAGCATCCGCTACCTGTTCTTCCGCCATGTGTTATTATCCTTCCGCTATTGTTTGTTGGTTTTGTTTTTCTTCTTTTAATAAATGCAGTACATATAAGACCACACTTCTTTGCCCCTCATGGACAAAAGTTAATTCCCGGTTGTTATCCACAAACGTCATTGTATCAATATGGAACCGTTCTTTTAAATCTTCTAAGACTTGTTTGCCATCATCGGTTGCAAACATTCTTTTATAGGTTTCTAATCTATCGGTGTCTGTTTTAAACATATTATATTAATGTCTTTTTCTTAGCAGTTTTAGCACTTCTCTTAAAATTAGCAGAAGTTGGAGCGCCTTTACTTCCGGGCTTACGCATACTTTCACCAGAACCTGCTTTTATTCTTTTACGTTTAGCATGAATATTTGCATATAAACCTTTTTTAGCCATGTTACTCTCCTACCATTTAACCTTGTTAGCCCAATAAGCGGCACTCATCTTACCTTTTTTTATATTACTTCCGTGTCGTGCTTTAAAAGCGTCTGAACGTGGTGTCTTTTTTTTATCGCCACTAACACCTTGTTGGCCAAAACGTATAAGTTTTATGTCTGTTCCTGTTTTTGCTAACACCGC